CCTGACTTTAAGCCTTGCAGTTTACAAATATCGTAGAAACTATTGAGTGTAGTATCTTTCAAAGTTTTTAATACTGCCCTGCCAATTAGCCACCGGCTGCCCTTATATCTAAGACAGTTTTTTATTATCCAATAGACGCCGAGTGCCGACTTACCACCACCGGCACCCCCTCCAAAAATTACTTCGTTTGTTTGTTGGTCCTCTAAATAGTTAAGTGCTTTGGTTTGTTTATTTGTTAGAATCATTAGTTTTAGTTTCGATCCAATTTATCGCCATATCACCGGTAACTTCGTTTTGTATCTTATCGCTGTATTTCTTTGGGTTTAGTTTAGATACGATCCACTTTCTGGTATCCACTTGCAAGCGCGCCCTTTGCACTGCTGCATTATTACCAACAGCGCCGGACTTCGTACTAATATAGTCCTCTGTCTTATCGTCGCAAATATTTAAAATTTCTTCAAATATGGCATCCGCCCTGTATTCACACGCACGGGCGTATTGTTTTCCTCTGTCTTCATTTTCCAGCCACTTATAAAAAGTCTTAGTGCTCGGCATATCCGGCAGGCTTAGAACCTTTCGTACTGCATCACCTTTGCGTACGCCCTCTAAAATAGCTTCAAATATAGGTTTGATAGTTTCCTCAGTGTATTTCATATCATTAAATTTATACAAAGGTAGAAAAAAAAGGACAAAAAAAAAGCCCGATCAATTAAGACCGGACTTCCAAACCACTAAAAAAAACTATCTTAACAAATTATTTAATATAACTAGCGCTTGATGCAGCCCTCTAATAGATCCTTTATGTTTACATACTTCAAATAAGCTGGCGTCATCCTCTATAGCATTCTGTAGGTATTCATTATAAAGGTTGTATTTTAAGGTTATTAGCTTTATTGCCTCCTGTACTTTTTTTGCGTCTATAAATATTGCTGTTTCCATCTGTTTATATCTTTGTTTATGTTTTTAAATTTGTTTTCGGTTGGTTGGTATATTATTACCTGCTCTATAAATTCGAATATTTCCGGCATATCCGCCGCCTCTAATTGATTAAGTAGCTTTTTAGGTTTTATACCTGTATAATAGATATATCTTTCAATAGCGATCGGCATACAGCCAGTGCGGGCGCTAATCTTTTGTAAAATTGTTTTCATATGGTTGCTAGTATAAAGTTTTCTAATTCTATAGTGCTATTGATAATATCTATAGTATAATTGATTTTAATTTTTTCTTTTGCCTGTTCTAAGTTTTCCGCCGCGATCGCCTTTTGTATATTCTGGTATCTACCTGTTGACGTTTTTTTGCGCCCTTGAAAATTAATATAGTATGTCTTCATATCTTAGTTATTTATAACAAACCCGCTAATATCTTTTTTTGCTTTGCCCTTAGCTTTTAGCCCTAATATTACGCCCTTAGGATGCAAGAAGGTTAAGTCTGTTTCGTCACCGTCTATTATTTGATAGCCACCATAAAAAGCTGGTAATTCATTTTTAAATACTGCAGCTACATTATTACCTAATATTAATAACGCTTCCGCTTCCTTTTGATTGATAGGATCCTCAGACCGGCTAAAAGTTAGATCGTAATTTGCAGGTAATTTCTTTGTAAACCTATTAAATATCTTAGTATAGTCATAAAATTGCACCTGTGGAAAAATTTCCATAATATTAGAATAGACTTCGCCCTCAAATAAGAAAGGTATATTTTCGAAGGGTATATCTGTAGTCCCATTCAATCGAATAGCGATATTTCCCGCGCCGTGTTTTTTTACTGCTTTTTTAATTTCCTTTGCCGCTTGTTGCATAAAGCCTTCGCGATCTTTTAAGAAGTATTCTGTCTTATTTATACGTCCTATCTTAACATTTGAAAAGGCGCCCATACCTGCAGTAAATAAACAGCTTTTTTTGCAGCCTTCGCTTGCCTTACTGCAAAGGTTTTTTCCTAAGCTATTTTGTTTTTCCGGACTCATATAAATTATAAAGGTCTTATATCCCTTCGCTTCGCCTTTTACGGTCTTATTGTTCTGGGTGCCGAATAATACTGTAGGCTTTTTATACTGGTAATTTTGTGTTTTTAAGAAGTTTAAGAAATTTTCCATTTTTTAGTTTTTAGTAGTTTTTTTGGTTTGTTTATATTACTTGTAAATTGTTTGTGCTGCAGATTATTTGTATTAATTCGTGCTTTTTATTTTCGATCATTTGAGCGGCTGTATTATACGCTTTGTCACTTTTACGCTTAGTTTCTAATACTAGCGCCTTATATCCGCTAAAAGCCTTGTATACTTCAAAAGATATATTATTATCTTTTCTTTCAATTTCAACAGGCGTTACACTTAAGTAATAACCTCTTTTTTCAACTTTGCTGGTAAAGTAATTCATACCGCCTAAATGATAATACAATTTTATTTTTAATTGTGTATTTTCTTTGTCTGTTTTTAAGTAAAATTTCATAATTCTGTTTTTTAGGGTTAAAATTTGATTTTTATCATATCTGTGTTAAAATTTTCTATATTTTTGCCGCCCCATTTTAGCGCCTTAGTATAGCAATTGAAAGTTTTTATACTTACTGTATAATTTTTTTCCTTGTTTAAATAGTGTATTTCTAAGATCATAAGTTAAAATTTAGTGATATTACAAATAAAAATAAAAAAGCCTATAAAGCCGCCTATTAATACTGCATAAGAAATTAAAATTTCGTTGATCTCTTTTACCGTTGGTCCGGTATACTTGTTTGTTGGGTTTGTTTTCAATCTATTCATATTTTTGGCGTTGAGGGGTTGAATTCAACACTGCAATTGTAATAAACTTAATTAAGATATACAAATAACAGGACCAACTATTTTATAACTACCTGAAAATCAGTTAATTTATTTTTAATTAAAATTTATTAGGATATATGAATTTAAATATTATACATTTGCCGGCAAATTAAATAGTAATAGTATGCAATAAAAAAAAGGATCATTTCTGACAGGACCAAAAAAGGCATTTTTGCCTTATGGAATTATTTTGCCCTATTTTTAGGACAGTGATCTATTTTGTGGACAGTGTACTAAATATAGGACAGTGTATACTATTTAGTACAGTAGCAAATTTGCCACCCGTACTTCTTAGACCCGTACTTCTCAGCCTTGCTTCTCACCCGTACTTCTCAGTTCCGTACTTCTCGCCAGGAAATTAGACAAACTTTTTAGACAGTTCGTATTCCTTTCGCAAATAATTTATTTTTTGTGTTAAGACATCAATAAAAGAATTTGTAGAAAATCTAATATTTTTAATTTCTGCTAACTTTATTTCAAATGATCCCTCTACTTCTCGGTATTCTTCGCCATCTACTATACTTTGCTTCTCTCTATTACCCTGTGTGCCTTCTCCCTCAAGATATAATCTTGCCTCAACTATTTTTCTGGTGTTGTAGGCTTCAATATATCCTTTGTGAATTTCGGTTTCCAATTCGTTAAGTAAAAATAAATATCCAGCAAGTTTTAGGTTGGAGTTGATCAGGTCCTCAATATTGGTTGTTTTGTTAGCCTTGATAATTTCGGCTTTGATTTTATCTATCATAATTGTTTAGCGTCTTTTAGGTCTAAATATCCTACTTGTTTTAGTATTTCGTGATTTTCGGCAAATTGTGTTGTTTTTGGTAATAATTTCCATATCCACTGCGGATTTAAGGCTAATTTAAAGGAATATACACCTTTTGGAGTAGAATTTATGTAATAAGGACTATACCCATACCCCAAACTTAAGTCTACTAATCGATCATACTTATACTTCTCAATCATTAAAGTGTCGTAGTGTACTTCTCGGCATTTTAACTCAATAAACATTTTATACTTTTCAGAATAGCAGTCGAAACTTGAATATTCATCTCCACCTTGAAGATCCGGAATATACTTCTCTTTTAGGAATTTAAATAGTTCTGATTCATTCATAAATCAGCTACTTTTTGTGTGTAATAGTCAATTAGTTCTTGATAGTCTAATTTGCCCATTTTTTTTGTTTGATGCCTTTTGTGTTCAAGAAAATCCATACCACCTTTACCTATTTCTTTTTCCAGTCTTTTATAATATTCGATATAATTGCCTTTTTGAGCAATATTGCATCCGTAGCACTGTGGTCTACAATTTTGTTCATCATACCTTAGGCTTAATATACCCCTTGAATAAAAGTGTCCATTTTGAATCTTCTTGTAAGGTAAAACCTTATCGCAAGTAAAGCATTTTACATCTAAATTCTCATCAGCGTACTTTAAGCGGATATAAGTTGAAAATATAGCATCTGCTTTCTTTTTTAAGATTGTTGTACTCATTTAGGTCTTTTAAATTTAATTGAATTAAATAAATAAATAGGCAAAGCAAATGGGGTAATAAGCATAGAAGCTAATAAATAAGCTATTAAATCTAATAAAGTATAATACTCTTTATTTTCTAATTTTCCTAGCTTCTTACTAATCCAATATACTCCATAAATTGTACTTGCAATCCAATAAATAATTAATAATGTCATTTTAATAGAATTTTAGTGTAAAACAATTCAAACACTACTCCCCAAATAATAGAGAATAAGATTATATCAAAATACCCAAAAATAGGTTTGTAAGTTACAATAGCTAAAGAAATAAATAGTAACATCAAGGCTTTAAATAAATGCCAACCATCGGTTAAAAACGAAAGCATAGTTGAAGATAGAAAAAACTTTTCGCCGTTTTCTTTCTCGCCCCACTGCCATTTGTTGCGCCAGGACATATTCCAATCCCAAAACTGACGATTTTTAAGGTTTCCAAATATGGAAATATAATACCTGGTAGATAGAACATCCATTACCGAGTTACAAATAGCTGCTAATATTATAAAGATTATTGTCATAAGTTGTTATTAAAGTTACAAAATTGCATTATTTATCCCTTTTAAAGCTCATTATTCGTATAAATGCGTATCAATACGGCTCACTTTTGAGCTTTATTTGTAGTCAGGACAGGATTCGAACCTGTATCTCAAATCGGGTCTACATTACTGCGACTACTTTATTGAGTGTTACCATTACACCACCTGACTATTATGCGTTCTATCAAAAATGGAAGTTATTGCGCCTATACCATTTCGTTTATTCCACTATTGCGCCTATTTTTCTTGCTCTGCGCTTATTTTTTCCACTATAAAGCTAAAATTAGAAATTATTTTCCATTATTATAGTGGTTGGTCGGAATTTCCGCTTGACCACCTACTTGACTACTATTTGACCACCTATTTTGTTGTCTCTT